ATGAAAGTTCCTCTGGCATATGGTCCTACCCAAAAGTTTCTTGCCAGAATCGAGCAGACTCCAAACTTAAATAAACCAACATCCATCACTCTTCCAAGGATGTCATTTGAGTTTAGTGGTCTGACCTATGATCCATCTAGAAAAGTATCTCAGACTCAAACCTTCTTATCAAAGAAAGTAAATTCTGAATCGACGATTAAGAAAGCATATATGCCAGTGCCATATAACATGGCATTTGAATTGAGCATCATGACAAAGTTAAATGATGATGCTCTTCAAATTATTGAACAAATTTTACCATACTTCCAACCATCTTATAATGTGACAGTTCAGATGGTGGGAGAGATTAACGAGAAAAGAGATATTCCAATCATTCTTGATTCAGTAAACTTCACTGATGACTATGAGGGTGACTTTTCTACCAGAAGAGCACTGATCTACACGTTAAGATTTACCGCAAAAACTTATCTGTTCGGTCCTACCCCAGATCAGACCACTGGTGTTATCAAGAAGGCTACTCTCAATTACATGACCAACATGGATACGAAGAATCCCAGACGGGAACTTCGTTATTCAGTTACACCAAGAGCAACCAAAAACTACGTTGGAGATGCATCTGGATATCTCAACGAAGATATCGAAGCAGCAGAGACTGTTCTCACTCTTGTTGATGCATCTGCATTTAGTGAGGATGCTTACATCACAATCAACAATGAGGAGATGTACATTGAGTCCATTGCCGGTAACAACCTCAAAGTTAGAAGAGGTCAAGATGGAACCACAGCAGTGGATCATGTACAAGGATCTGGTGTTAACATCTTGAACACTGCCGATGATGCTCTAATCGAGGTTGGAGATGACTTCGGTTTCAACGAGACTACATCGTTCTTCCAAGATTTTAGCACGGACATGTCATGAAGTTTGACGATCTAAACGAGACCTTTGATGTTGCTGGCGATATTGTCGAAGCAACAAAAGATGTAAAAGTAACCAAACCTCTTCCTGAAAGGGACAAGACTGAGGTTAGGAAGGACTATGAATATACCAGGGGTAATCTTTATAGCATAATTGAAAAGGGTCAAGAGGCAATCAATGGCATTCTTGATTTAGCACAAGAGAGTGAAATGCCTCGTGCATATGAGGTTGCTGGACAGTTGATCAAAAGTGTCTCTGATGCAACTGACAAATTGATGGATCTGCAAAAGAAACTGAAAGACGTTGAGGAAGAGTCTCAGAAGGGACCAACCAATGTTACAAATGCTCTCTTTGTAGGGTCAACTGCTGACCTTACTAAGATGCTCAAAGATGCACAAAAGACTCAAAATAAATAACTAAAAAAGTTGTGACTAAAATGCCCGAAGAG